TCTATAAGTTGTCCGTGTCCATAAAAAAAATAATATGATAAGAGAGATAATAGATTTATTAGGAACATCTGATTGGGATGTTAAAGACGAAGATATAAATATAGCTAAAGGTAAATATTTAGCACCTACTAATTGGAAAGAATTTAAAAACGCAATAAAACGAAATAAATAATGGCAACAAGTTCATCAACAACAAAAACTATAGTAATAAAAGTAGAAGGTGGTCAAGCGATTGCTTCTATGAACAATGTTACCCTTAGCACTAAAGAATTAAATACTGAGTTATTAAGTCTATCTCAAAATGCTGGTAAAGGCAAAGCAACTTCAGGTGCAACTGGTGGAGCTACTGCAACAGTAATGGAGCTTGGTCGTACTATATCGGATTCTAACTATGGAATTAGAGGTATGGCGAACAACGTATCTCAATTAGCATCTAACTTCTTGTTTATGACAAGAAAAGTTGACGAAACAACTAAAAAAGCTATAGGTTTTAGAGGTGCTTTAAATCAAATAGGGTCAACTATACTAGGACCTCTAGGTATACTATTAGCAATACAAACTGTTATAGCTTTATTAGAAAAATGGAGCATGAGAACAAAAGAAGCTGAAGCTAATTTTGATAGCTTCAATGAAGCAGCTTCAAGAGGGGGTTCAGAACTTAAAGTTTTCTTAGACCAATTAGATAAAGGAAATCTATCATTAGAAGAAACAGAAAAAATAGTATCTAAAGTAAACAAAGAATATAGAGATTTAAATATAAAAATAAAAGATAACGGAGAGCTAACAGATGAATCAAGAATATCTGTTGAAAATAAAATAAAGTCACTAGAAAGATTAGCTAGAGCAAGTGCTTTGTTGTCCATTATAGAAGAGCAGCAAGGAGAAATACTAAAGCAAGAAATAAAAGTCAAGGAAAAAACAGAAGAGTTAGAGTCTAAATACTCAAAAGCAGAAATTCTTCGTGTAAAAGCAAAAATAGAAGAGTATAATAATCTCTCTGATGTTCAAAAAACAATGATGGGAGTAACTGGAGCTACTGATGTAGGCACTAGAGAAGGTTTTATTGAATCAGATATAAATTCAATAAACAAGTATCAAGATAAAATTGATGAGCTTAAGATAAAAGTTTCTGAAATAACAAATATGTTTGGAGAAGAAGGTTTAACTTCTTATATATTTAATGGTGGTAGCAATTCAAAGGGTAAAGGCAAAAAAGATAAAATAATAAAACAGCCACAGCTATTTGATGGAGATGACTTATTAGAGAACTTTGATAAAAATCAATTATTATTATTTGATTTACAAAGAAGATATTTAGATTCAAGAGCAATGTTTTATGGCTCTGCTTTAATTCAAGCTTCAGATGCAAACAATGAAATATTAAGAAAAGAAATAGAGCATTCAGAAAAAATGACTTTACTTCTTACCCAAGAAGGCTCTATGGAAAGAATAGAAGCAGAAGCTAATTTATCTGCAATGAGGATGCAGCTTATGGACCAAGAGTTTGAACATGAACTAATGCTTATAGATGCCAGAAAGAATGCTCAAATGACTTATGTAGGATTTATTGGTCAATTAGGAGGTATTTTAGGAGATATTGCTGGTAAAAATAAAGAATTAGCAATGGCAGCCTTAGTTATGGAAAAAGGAGCTGCAATAGCAGGAATTGTAGTGCAAGCATCTGCAAGTATAGCACAAAGAACAGCAGCAAATGCTGCAATACCAGCTTTCTTGCCACCAGGAATTCCTAACCCAACAAAAATAGCCGACACAGCTTTAATGGCTAAAGATATAGCTTTAACTAAGGTTTCTGCTGGTCTTTCGATTGCTGCTATATTAGCATCAGCTATATCTGGAGGTAAGAAAAATGTACCTTCATCTAGAGGAGGTTCTACTTCAGCAGGAGCAGTAGGAGGAGGAGATAGAACTTTTGACTTTAACTTAGTTGGTTCTACAGGAACTAATCAATTAGCTGAAGCAGTAGGTAGTCAATTCCAAGAACCTGTTCAAGCTTATGTAGTAAGTAGTCAGATGACATCACAACAAGAATTAGATTTACAAATATCATCAGGAGCTTCATTAGGAGGAGACTAATATAAAACAAAATACATTAAATACGTTATCAAATTATGGAAGAAAATATTATAGAATTATTTATAGACGAAGAAAATGATTTTGCTGGTATAGAAGCTATATCTATAGTGGAAAACCCTGCAATAGAAGAAGACTTCATTGCTTTAAAAGCACAAGAAATTAAGTTAGCTGAAGTAGATGCTGAGAAACGCATACTTATGGGAGCTGCTTTAATACCAGACAAGAAGATATACAGACATAACGGAGAAGAAGAGTATTATATATTCTTCTCTAAAGAAACTGTAAGAAAAGCTTCTGAGCTGTTTTTGACTAAGGGTAAGCAGAATAACTCAACATTAGAACACGAAGTAGAATTAAACGGACTAAGTGTTGTAGAGAGTTGGATAATAGAAGATGAGAAGAAAGACAAGTCAGCTAAGTATAATCTTAATTTACCAGTAGGAACTTGGATGGTTTCTGTAAAAGTAAATAATGACCAGATTTGGGAAGAGTTTGTTAAAGAAGGTAAAGTAAAAGGATTTAGTATAGAAGGATTCTTTACAGATAAACTAGACGAAAGACCTAATGAAAGTGTAAAAGAACAAATGGACTATGATGAGTTTGAAGCATTAGCTAAATTATTTCAGCTAGAGGACTTTTTGCTTAGAGGAGAAGAAATAGAATTAGAAACATATAGTGATTATCCACAAGCTGCAAGAAACAATGCTAAGAGAGCATAAAGTGGAAAGAAGAGAATGGTAGTGAATGTGGAACTCTAGTAGGATGGACAAGAGCTAATCAATTAGCATCAGGAGAAAATATATCTCGTTCAACAATAGCTAGAATGGCTTCATTTAAAAGACATCAACAGAATAAAGACGTTCCTTATAGTGAGGGATGTGGTGGTATTATGTGGGATGCTTGGGGTGGTAGCTCTGGAGTTAACTGGGCAATAAACAAACTAAAACAAATAGATAAATGAAAAAAACACCAAGTAACGTAAGTCCAAAGAATAGTAAAAGAGCTTGTTTATGTAAAGATAGTACCTATAGCACTAAGTGCTGTGATGGTAGTTTACAGGCTCAAGGAATTGGTAGTTTAACCAAACAAAGTAATCCATAATAATCCGAAAATGAAACAGATTATTTATTAAACGTTAACAAATTATAATAATTATTTATGAAAGCAACAGAAATTATCAACAAATTTAAAAACGTATTACTTTCTGTAGAAGCTGAAGAAGAAACTCCTGTTCAAGAGGAGCTTTCTGCTGAAGTAGAAACAGAAGTAGTAGAAGAGCAAGTAGAACTTGCTGAAGAAACAGTAGATGAGACTTCTTTAGAAGAAGAGGTAATCGAAGAAGACGTGGTTGAAGAAGTAGTAGAGGAAGAAAGCATTTACGCTACCAAAGAAGAATTAAACAAGGTAGTAGCTGAATTCAAAGCTATGTACGACCAAATGATGGACAACATGAGTGATGTTGAATCATCTGATGTTCCTGAAGAATTAAGCTCTGACAAAGTAGAGTTATCTGAAGAAGCAGAGTCTATCGCACATTCTCCTGAAGCTGAAGTAAGCTCAAACACAATGAACTTATATTCTCAGAAACAACCAGTAACAACAAAACAAAGAGTATTTAACAAATTATTTAACAACTAATATTAATTATGGCAACTACAACATCAATTACATCTACTTACGCAGGCGAATTTGCAGGGAAATATATTTCTGCTGCTTTATTATCTGCTAATACTATCGAAAAAGGTGGTATCGAAGTAAAACCAAACATCAAATTTAAAGAAGTAATCAAGAAATTAGCTACAGGAGCACTTATAGCTAACGGAGGATGTGACTTCGCTGCAACTTCTTCTGTAACTTTAACAGAAAGAATCATCCAACCAGAAACATTCCAAGTAAACTTAGAATTATGTAAAGCTGATTTCCGTTCAGATTGGGAAGCAGTATCTATGGGATATTCTGCATTTGACTCATTACCTAAAACTTTCCAAGATTACTTATTAGCTCACGTTGTAGCTAAAGTAGCTGAAAAGAATGAGCAAAACATCTGGGGAGGAGTTAACGCTAACGCTGGAGAGTATGACGGATTTGTAACTCTTGCAAAAGCTGACGCAACTGTTATTGACGTAGCAAAAGCAACTGTAACTGCTGCTAACGTTATCGCTCAATTAGGAGCTATCGTTGATGCAATTCCTTCTTCACTATACGGAAAAGAAGACTTATACTTATATGTATCACAAAACATCGCTAGAGCTTACGTAAGAGCTTTAGGTGGATTTGCTTCTAACTTAGGTGGAGCTGGAACAATGAACGAAGGTACTCAATGGTACAACGGAGGAGAATTATCTTTCGATGGCGTAAGAATCTTTGTTGCTAATGGATTAGCTGACAACCACGCAATGGCTGCTGAAAAGTCTAACTTATATTTCGGTACAGGTTTATTATCTGACCACAATGAAGTAAAAGTTATCGATATGGCTGACATTGACGGAAGTCAAAACGTAAGAATAGTAATGAGATTTACTGCTGCTGTACAATACGGTATCGGTTCTGACATCGTTCTTTATTCTTAATATAAATTAATACTAACATATAAAAGGGGTAGGTGGATATTCTACCTACCCTTTTTTATTAAAAAACATATAAAAAATGGCTTGTGATTTATCAAAAGGGAGACTAGAAGCGTGTAAAGAGTCCGTAGGTGGAATTAAAAATCTTTACATTGCTAATTACTCTGACGCTATGTACGCTGGTATGGACGATTCTAGTACAAAACCTCCAACCGATGCTGCATTTAACGGTACGGTAGCAACTTTAGCTGCTGCTGTAGACGTTTTTAAATTTGAACTAAGAGGAGATAATAATACATTTGAAGAAACTAATGAGAATTCCAGAGACAATGGAACTTCATTCTGGACTCAATCAGGTGCTTTTGTGCTTAAGGCTCAAAATGCTGAAACAATGATGCAATTAAAATTATTATCTTATGGAAGACCTCATATAATTATAGAGGACTACAACGGAAAATTTAGAATGGCTGGAGCGCAAAACGGATGTGAAGTTTCTGTTAATACTTCTACAGGAGGTGCAATGGGAGACTTAAATGGATATAATATTACTTTCGAAGGAAAAGAAGTATTACCATCTTTATTTGTGTTAAATACATTAGTTGCTGTAGGTAGTTCTTCAGGATTCGATGTACAAACAGCGAGTATGATTAACGATTAATAATATTGTTTATTATTAGTGAAAATAGGGTAGGCATTAGCTTACCCTTTTTTATTATAAAACAAAAAAGAAAAATATCGTTATCATAATATGATAATAACAAATAATGATAGTGCACAGACGTTTAACATCATTCCTAGAAGTACTTCGGTAACGTATACTACTCTAGGTAATGGAACTGTTGTTGCATCTGCTGGTTCTTTAACAATATCGTTTTTAGAGGAAAGTACAAATGATA